TTCGTCATCTTCATCTTCATCTTCATCACAACCATTTCCACAAAGAAATTGTCCCGTCCCTTTCATTTGAACTATATCATCATCCTTTCCACATAGATCACATCCAGCAGTTTTGTTATTTGGGGGTTCTTCGATAAACAAAATGTCACCTAATCCATCATCGTTAAAATATCCATCACATAAGCAACATTTTTGCCACTGGCCCACTTCATAAGTCTCTTCAGTATCTTCTTCAAAATCCCAATCAGGCGGATATCTTTCACAATCCATATTCACACATAATTTAGATTCTTTACTCTCCATAATAATATTATTATACCTAGTAAGAAATACTTATACCTCTTTTATAATATGTTGAGCAATCTCGAAACAATCAAAGATATAAATGAATTCGTTCTAAAAATAAAATGTGATTTTAATATACAAAAAATAGTATGTATCATCTATTAGATTTATGTAAAAAATTGTTGGAAGAATTCAATGAATATGGTATTTCTAGTATCAATGATGAATTCAGTCCTATTGAGGATAAAGAAGAGGATGATCTCGAATACCATGAGCAATATTTAGGAGATAACGATTTTGATGCAAAATTTACATTACTTGAAATAGCAATTAAGCATTATGAACATAATTTGGTCAAATTTTTTTTGGATAAAGGGGCCAATATAAATCATCAAAACTCTCTATCTGGTAATACTCCTTTACATCTTATTCGAGATGATAACATGTTGAAATTATTGTTAAAATATAAACCAGATTTAACTCTGAAAAATAAGGAAGGAGAATCTATCATGGACAGGTTTGAAAAATACAAGCTCGAGATGAGAAACAAACCTAAAAATGAAGTGAGTCCATCTGCCGTATTTTATGTATCGGCTATTCAAAAACATTTAGAAATTAATGCAATTAAAAATGAATCACAAAGAAATGTACCCAGTTTACAAACACTTGCGTTCCAAAAATTGAGCACCAATGACTTACATAACGCGCGACAACATGGTGATTTTAAGAATTCTTATCAACCTGGAAAATTAGGAGGAAGGAAAACAAAAGGGAAAAATCGTAAAGTGAGCAAACGCAAACAGACAAAAAGAAAACTATCTAAACGGAAAATTTAATATTCTGCATAATTATATGAAACGAAGAAATTCATGGCCTTCGTTTTTGGAGTGTATTCCAAAACGACCATTGATAAACAGTTACGGAAAATTTTTACATTACACACAAAAATATAAGATTACTCTTACACCAAATATACGGCGATATGCTCTACAATTGTATATGAACCGTCATAAATTAAAATGATATTTAAAGTACCAATGTATTTAAATACCTTTTATATAAATATTTATGTTGAACATTACAATATTGATTATATTTATATTTTATTCGAACAGTTGGATAATAAAAACAAAAGTTCCAAAAGCTTTATGGGGAAAGAAATTGATGGTAAACGGTCCTCGTGAAAACTCAAATGTATTATCCCCATTCGATGGAATAGGACATATTACTAGTGTGGTGTTTGATGAAACCGAGACAGTGATATCGGAAGTCATCATACCCAACGATAAATCCGAAATGAAATTTCCTTTGAGTGATTTACTAGGTAGGAATTATTTCAATATCTTTTCAAAATTACCTCATTTACTTTTCAAAACAAAGACAGTACAATCTGGAACCAGAAATACGGCCGTCATCAAATTTTCTAATCAATATTATGCTGTAGAGGAATCGTGTCGACCCGTAAAGTTGGCATATGATGAAAATAAAGAGTTACGATATGATGGTAGGTCGAAAACTATTTCTCGAATGAGTGTACACAAACCAGACGAAGACACTATATTTTCCTATGGATATGAAAGCATTCCCTTAAAAATCAATAATACTATAGAAATACCATGGTATCCCAAAAAATATCCATTTCTTGTACACGATTGTAAACGAACAGAAGATAATAACTTTCTAATATTTCCTCTAATGAGCACTAGTATGGGGAGAATGGCAGATTATTTAAAAAAAATTATTGCTATGCCATTTGATGATCATGCAAACAAAGCGGGTTGGTTGATACACGATATCAAGAATAACAAATGTGAAGAGATAAGGATGGACGAATATGCTGATATTTTTCACATATCACATATAAAGCATATGTATAAAAATGTATATAAAATTTATGCCTCATTTGTCTACAACTTCCCATCATGGTTGGCTGGTGTTGGCAAATTGGATATCAGATTAAAAGAAGTTATTCTAGATTTGGATAACAATAAGGTAGTAAAAAAAGTGGATACTGGTTTAAGAATGGATTTTCTACATAAAAAAGGAGATGAATTATTGGGAAGCTGTTTAGATAATTCTCCGGCAATCATTAAATACAACACTATAACAAAAACTCACGAAAAATTACATTTACCTGGACAAGAAGTAATGGAAATAATTCCATTTGACGATTACTTGCTTTACTTTTCTCACGAAGGAGGTAAATCATACTTATATATTACAAACAGTACCTCAGGAAAAGTAGTACAGAAAATAAATATTCCTCATCGTTTACCAGGATTTCATACAACTTTGTTCGACTAATTAAAAAATTGACAGTCAATATATATGAATAGATCTACAACTAACTTATAATAAGGGAAAAAATTGAAATAGAAATATCTGATATTCTATAGTACAATAAACCATGGGTAAATCTGACAATTCTATCAAGAACCGATCTCGCGATGATTCATCAAGTGATGAAGAAAGCGACTATGAAGAGATTCATAGAAAGTATGGAGACAAACCATTGAGTAAGTCTAAATTTAAGAATCTTATCAAGACATTTCTTGATTCGAAAGCGGACAAGTACTTTAATAAATTGAAAAATAATAAAAATGATGATAAGAAGAAAAAAAATCGCAAAATCAAAGAAGAAAAAACAAAAAAAAGTAGCGGTAAGAAAAACAGAAAAAAGAAGGATGAGGAAAGTGAAGAGGAAGATGATGAGGATGACTATGAAAATGTTCCTGTCAATTATATCATCGTAAATCCAAGCGGTGGAAAACTTATTGTTGACTATGAAGACGATGAGGATGACGATGAATACGACGAAGATTATGAAGAGGAGTCCGAAGAAGATGTGTCAGAGTATACTGAAGATGAAGAGGAGGATAGCGAGGAGGATGAGGATGATAGCGAGGAGGATGGGGATGATAGCGAGGAGGATGGGGATGATAGCGAGGAGGATGATGATGATAGCGAGGAAGATGATGATGATGATGATGATGATGATGATGATAGCGATGAGGATGATGTTGAAGAGGGCGAAGTGTTGGAAAAATCAAAATCAAAGAAAAAAGAGAAAAAGTCAAAGAAAAAGGATAAGCTCGAAGTGTCTGTCGATTTAGACGCGCAGATTGAGCAAGATGAATTGAATTTGAAAGAATTGAAGGCGTTGTATGATAAGAATAAGAATGATATTTATGCAGAGGCATATAAGGCTGCTAAGAAAAAGCTAAAAGAGAAGAAAGCAAAGAAGGATAAAGGTGAGCTCAAAATTAAACAAAAGAATAATATTGAATTTAAAAATCAATTGAGAAACAAGAACAAGTTGAATGATGCGGCTTACTTCTTAGATCTCAGCGTAAAAGAGCAAACCAATATTCTAGAAGAATTTAAGAAGCTGAATGCATTGGTTGAAATTGAAAAGCCCTACAGAATTTCACTATTGGAATCTGACATCCCTGCAGAATTCAAGGCAGCCGCCATCAAAAAGATCAACACGTTGAAAATGATGGAACCTGGCGGTGGTGAGTATTACAAAATCAAGAATTGGATCGATACTTTTATGAGTATTCCATTTGGAAAATACAAACAGTTGACCGTTTCAGCTGATGATGGTGTAGAGAAATGCCATGACTTTATGGAAAATGCCAAAAATACACTCGATACCGCTGTGTATGGATTGAATGATGCTAAAATGCAAATTATGCAATTGATGGGTCAGTTCATTACCAATCCATCTGCAGTTGGGAGCGCTATTGCTATTCAAGGACCTATGGGAACAGGTAAGACAACCATGGTCAAAGAAGGAATTAGCAAAATTCTTGGAAGAGATTTCGAATTCATTGCATTGGGGGGTGCTACAGATAGTAGTTTCCTGGAGGGTCATTCGTATACTTATGAGGGAAGTACATGGGGACAAATCGTAAATATTCTCATCAAAAGCAAATCTATGAACCCTGTCATCTACTTTGATGAATTGGACAAAGTGAGTGACACTCCTAAGGGAGAGGAAATCATCGGTATTCTCACACATCTTACAGACACATCTCAAAATACACAATTTCATGACAAATACTTTTCAGAAATTGATTTTGATTTGAGCAAGTGCTTATTCATCTTTAGTTATAATGATATCACCAAAGTGAACCCAATTTTGAGAGATCGTATGTACAATATCCAGACCAAGGGATATGATGGTAAGGAGAAGATCATTATCTCTAGAAATCACATCCTTCCGAAAATTCGTGAACAAGTAAAATTCAATGAAGAGGACATCATTATTGACGATGATGTTATCACATATCTCATCGATAATTATACCCTAAAAGAAGAAGGATTGAGAAATCTGAAGCGATGTTACGAAATTATCTATACAAAGCTAAATCTATATAGACTGATGAGACCCGGTACGAACTTATTTGAGGAAGATATGTCTATCAATGTAGAATTTCCATTTCAAGTAACCAAGGAAATCGTCGACAAGCTTATTAAAAAGAAAGAGGATACGAGTAGTAGTGTTTCCAAATCAATGATGTATCTGTAAATTATAGTTATTAATAAATATTAGGATCCTGTAATTATATAATAATTAAAAATTTTATAATATTTAAAATTTTTTAATGGCGCATGACTAATTTCATAAATAAGTAAGATACGAATACCGCAATAAAAAAAGACAACAATTTGACGATAAATCTATTCACATCCATGCCAAAAACATTCAAGTCAATATCTTTAATATTTTCTGGTAGAGGTGCTGTTGCCAGAGGTATCACAATATCTCCGGCTAAGCTTTCAAGGAAATTTTGTAAAACTAAACCCAAATACACCGCTATAGCCATGTATATCAGATCTTTTTGTTTTAAAAAGTTGACCAATGTATCTAATCTAACGGAATTCGTAAGAATTTGTACGCTGTCTTTCATGTTATACATTATGTCAATATTTTATCTCAATATAGAATGTATAAATATATAAAATTGATCACTTTAGGTACTAACTCCATCAGAAAAAATACCCTGAATTTTAAACAATTAATAAATAAAGTCCCGAAAGAAATTTATATGTATATATCTGAATTTCATCCGGTTGTCAAAGAAAACATGAATCATGTAGTCAAAGAATTACAAGAATATCATATGAAAGTACTTGAGTATGAGGCTCAGGAATTACATGATTCTTTACTAGATGATTGGGAACTCCATGAACATCTATCACTAAACTTACCTGTCCTGTCAAATCCTTACATACTTCGAAACAGATATTATGATTGTATTTAATGAAATTATACATTAAATACGATTTTCTTCTTAT